CCATCTGTGCAAAACAATTTCAAAGGTGTAATACCTTACTTGAACCCATTAGAGGCGGCAACATGGTTGACAAGTAAATCAACTACTGAGTTGGGAATGCCGTTCTACCTATATGCGTCTATACATGACACCAACCTAAGATTGGGTAGTCTGGACAAGATGTTAGAACAGGAACCGTGGAATGCCAGAGCACCGTTTATATATTCTCCCTCTAATACACAAAAGCAAGAAGAGGGTGGAGATCCTACCTCACAATATTTCCAAGTGCAGTCATTAAAGACCAGTAACATACAAAACACCTTCAAGCAATTACAAACAGGTGGTATTGGATCTCGATACACAGTCACAGATTTGAGTAATGGAAGACAGATATCACAGCACTTTGATTTAGATAAACTATTAGTTAAGACAGGTGATGCAGGAGTCATTGACTATAATAAACAAAACGTGTATAATAAAGAGTATAGGACACCAGACTTTTCAGAAGTAAACATTGAAGGACAACATCTTCACGAAACTTCTGGGGCAATGTTTCATCAAGTTGTATCAAGAGGTGTGTATGGTGATAAGAAAAGTATTCACGACCATGCATCTCCTTCGATGTTTCTAAAGAAAGTAGAGAGTCTTGCCTTCAAGAATGCAGTGTATAAAAATATATTTGATATCACAGTTCCTGGCCCAGGCTTCTTAAAATCTGGTGGTACTGTAGGAGATAAGATAAGAGTTAACATTCTGAAGGATGCTAATAACCCCGAAGAACCAAACCAACTTGATGCTGTTCGCAGTGGTGATTTTATTGTTTACAATACAAGACATCAATTTAGGGACACTAGACATGATATTGCAATGACTATATTTAAGTTAGAGAGAGGTGGTGATGAATAACTATTACGGAGATAAGACTCGTTGGTTTATCGGAACAGTTGTTGATGGCACACCCCCATTTGGATATGAAGGTAGGGTGCGTGTACGTATACATGGAGTACACAACCCATCAACAAGATATGTATCACAGAATGATTTGCCATGGGCACAGTGCGTCATACCTACAACCGAAGGTGGAGTATCCGGTATCGGATCTTCTCCGGATGTAAAAGCAGGGGCACTCGTGTTCGGAATGTTTATGGACGGCAAAGAATCACAGGTACCATTGATTATAGGTTCATTGCCACATACAGAATATCCTACACCAATACAACAAAGTCTAGCATACGATGATCTGGCAGATAGAGTAGATCCAAACATAGAATTTTATAATCAATCAATATCCACATTAGACGAAGGTGATGTGTCTATAAAAAATCTGTATCAAGGTGAAGAACCTTTAGATACTAAAACCGTTGAAATTCGTAGAGACATGGCAGTCAAATTCTTCCTATCTAATGGATATACTATAAAGCAGTCTACTGCATTAGTAGCATCGATATCTAAGAATAATAGTTCATTCAATACAGTACAGGAAAAAGAAGGTAATATTGGATTGATGGGGTGGAATGGAGTTAGGTATACTCGACTAAAAGCATTTACTAATCAGTGGTTCTCTTACACGGGTCAATTAGCATTCATACTGTATGAACTAAATACATCACATACAGAAGCAAACATTCGCATACTTAATTCTGATATCATAGATAAGTCTAAAGGTAAAGCATTAGGTGATATAATCGGCAGACACTATGCTCCGATTACAGGTGATTATAATTCTGAAGTAAAGAGAGTATACGAGATATACGCAAACAAGAAGGTATAAGATGTCTAACCAGTTATCCACATTAAATGCGAAATTACTAGCAAATAGTAAAGCAACATCATACTCTATTGATATCAATGATAAGGTCAATAAGATTAGTGATGCACTTGTTGTTAATAAAACAACTGTGTTAGGACAAGACGTTGGGCAAACGGTTAATGGTATAAAGAGTTTAGACAATCTTGCAGGTACTGTTAGTGGAGCAGTTAGCACCGCAGACAACATGGTACAATGTTTACCTAGTAACACCTCATACCCAACAACGAGTGCCTCATCATTTTCGGTTGGTATATCTGCCGGTGTTGCCACCGTAGTACAGACAATCGATTCGGGATTTGATCTAGTGTTTGATAGTGCTAATGATCTTTTAGGTCATGACAGTGCTAATGGTATCGATACTATTTCTGCTACCATATCAATGGCAGGTACAGGTGTTGCACAATCACTCGATACTTTAACTACATCACTCACAGGTATTGTACCACCAATCGAACCAATTACTATTGTATCACTTGGTGGTGGTGCATTAGATGAGATTGCAGGTGCCATAGAAGTGGCATCCGAAAGAAAGTCAAGTTTATTATCAGAGATCTCCGCAGTTGCAAGTGCATCTACTAAACAAGATCAAGGTGGTGGATCCACTGGACTGGGTTCAGAACTGACTTCTGCCATGAGTGATGTATCATCTAAGATGGATGAAGTAAAAAAGAAAGCAAACTCCGGAGCATTACTGGATGAAGTCGCAGGTGCGGTAAGTGCAGTAGAAGGTATCGGTGATAAGGTAGCACAAGCAAGTGCCACAGCAACCGATAGTCTTGCAGGTGCAATAGGATCTACATTAGGTCAAGTAACAGATGCTATCGGTGACGGACTAACGAATGTAGTAGCAGGTTTAGGTACCGCAGTCGATGACTTGTTAGGTCATGTAGCATCTGGAATAACATCTGAACTTGGTAACGCCGCAAACCTATTCGAAGATTTGACTGGTAGTATAGGTAATCAACTACAGGGATTGTTTGGAAATCTAGTAGCACTTGACAATAGTTTAATAAGTGATATAATGTCAGATGTTATGAATGGTGGTGACCTCAACTTAACAAATGCTACAAAGAAACTTATTAATGCTGATAGAAACACCTCAGATGAATTAAAGAAGATTGTCAACGAATCAACAGCAACCAATCCTAAAGACTTACGAAGTGAAGTAGAGTCTAAAGCAAAAGCACAAAATATAGACAAGAGTCAGATTGATTCGTTTAGTGGTAAAATGCAAAGTATTGAATCTGCATTAGATAACATAGATTCTACTATATCTGGATCTGTTGTATCAGAAGCAGGTGAGTTCTATACAGAGGATCTAGATCTAAAAGAGTTAGCAAAACGATATGATCAATATATCAGAGAATTCCCATACGTAGATTCTAAAGAAGAATTAGAGTTAGAGATGCATCAATCCACTCGTGAGTTCTCAGAACTTATAGTACACGCAAGTGAGACCTATACGAATGCTAACATAGGTGCTGAAGAAATACAACTTAGGCATAATGATGCAGGACACTTAGGGATACAATACCACTATATCATTCGAAGAGATGGTACGGTGCAACGTGGACTCCCTCTAAACAACATTGCAGATGCAAGTGATATTAACAGACATAAGTTTAATTGTATTGACGTGTGTTTAATTGGTGGTGTTAACGTACCATCCGAAGCAGACAACCCATTGTTGAACCTATCATCTACATCATTTACTCAGACACAATACGCATCATTGGAGACAATCATTGCATCTTTCTATAAGAAGTGTTCTGGTGGACAAGTATTGGGACACAATGCTATTGATGCAAACTCCCAAGACCCCTACTTTGATGTATTATCTTATGTTGAAAACAAGTTTGGTAAGAAGTCCGTATACAAGGATCCTTTAACCGAAACATCTAAGACTAGAAAAGAACTAGTAAGTGCGAGACCAGTATGACAACTACAACTAAAAAAGAACCACTAGGTAATAATCCTGCAATTGAGAACACCGAAGGTGTACCTCATGACGGGTTTCAAGATCCTACTGGTGAATATCCCAAACACGAATACTATTATGGGTCATCGATCAATAGGTCTTCACGTGGTTTAAAAGTAGAAAACCTTTATGTGGGTGGTGGTACCGTTGGTACAGATCTTAATCTAGAAGATCAAGAACCATCTCGTTTTCCATTCAACCAAGTAAAAGAGACTTCGTCTGGTCATATAATTTCATATGATGACACGCCTGGTGGTGAACGTATTCTCATCAAACATCGTAAGGGTGCGGGTGTAGAAGTACGTGCAGACGGATCCGTTGTTATTGCCGCCCTTAACAACAAAGTAGAAGTGACTGGGGGTGACCAAACTGTTATCATCGAAGGTAATGGTAAGATGGTATATAACGGAAACCTTGACTTAGAGGTTACAGGGGACTATAATGTTGATGTGAAAGGAGACTATAATGTTTCCGTAGATGGTAACGTCAATACTGATATACGCAAGAACAATAAGACCAAGGTAGGTCTTAACACAAACTACACAACAAAAGGTACGGCAGTATATAAGACGGTAGAACACGAAGCAAGAACTGTATTGGGTAATGAAGACCATATCGTAAAAGGTTACTGGAAAAATAACATTGGTGCAGAGGCAGAAATATTTACTGCCAATAGATTCCAAGTATCTGCCGAAGAAGAGATCGGCATGTCCGCACTACAGACAAACATATCCGCAACTGAAATATCAGTTATAGGTATGAAAGGTGTGATGGGTGGTGAACAGGTAGAGATGACATCTCCCGTGTACATGGGCCCGCAGGGGGCAGTACCATTTACATCTGGTGCATCTTTCTATGGTTCATTCCACGGACAAGCACTAGAAGCAATCAAATCTAAGTTTGCACATAAAGCAGAGAATGCTAAGACTGCAAAGAAAGCAGATAAGGAATCGCCTGGACAACCAAGTGGTGGTGCTCCGGATGTTCCTACTAATATGGAAAGCATTGCACCCGTAAAACCTATACCTATATGTGATGCAGTTGCAGGTATACTATCAGATGGTCATCTGTCCATTAGGGCAATTGCTATTGACCCCAAAGACGATCTGCGTAATACGTTATTGTTTAGGGATGACTATGCAGGGTTATATGAAAAAGTCCCGACTATAGATGAGATACGTTCTACACTAAGAGATCCCGCAAATCAAACAATTGCGAATGATGAAGGAACAGTCGTAGTAGACTTATTGATAGGTGAGAAACAATTAAACGCAGAGTGGAAGGCACCATTACCACCGAAGACTGGACGTGTTGCCAAGAAGCAGACATCTCCAAGGTTCGGGTACATAGCACTAGGAAACTCTGTTAAAAATAGAGGCAAGAGATTCAAATGATAACTATAGTACCAGATGCAAACTATAACCCAAACTTCGCAGACACTATTGACTCTGGGTTGAAACTATCGCCTGGTGTGTCACTCTCTAAGTTTCTAGGAAGTAAGGGTAACCCATGTAGTTTGACCACCATTAAGAAATACCAAACCGACCAAGATGCACGTAAGCAACTTGCACGTAACCTGTATCTACATGCAGAACTATTCCGTATGATCAATAGCAACACTGATATGTTCAAGGATGTAAGACTAGTGGTAATAGAAGGTGTGTATAGAGGTGGGCCCTTGGAGACAGTTGCAGGGAATAATATAAAGAAACAAGACGGTGAGTTAGTGGTTTACCGATTAATTGATGAGTCTGGTAAGATTGATTTCGAACGAACATTTGATCTGGCAGAGTATTGGAAGGACTACGGTAACTATAATAAAATCACTTTAGAATATGATAACTGGAATCCAGACGGATCTCTTACTGCTCAGATAGCAATAGAGGTTCCTAAAGTACCAGAGGACTTCACGGTATACTTCAAAGGAGAAGTTGAGACATATTACAATGGACAACTTTTTGCTAAGAATGAACTAATCGAAGTGCTCGATGACGTATAAATAGAACTATAGAAATTAGGAAACTATAATGGCACGTGCATTTTCAATCGAAGACGGAGGACTATCAAAACAGTCCAAAGTAAACGCAACCAAGAACAGAGAGTTTATTGATCTGGATCTTAGTTTTGCTGTGAAAGGAGCAGGGGACGTTTATAAAAAAACTGCTGTTAGTGCTGTTAACCAGTCGTTAAAAAATTTGTTAATGACCCAACGTACAGAGATTCCTTTTAATGCATTCATGGGTGCTAACCTTAACTCTTATCTCTTTGAATTGGCAGATGATGCTAGTGTAGGGCAAATCAAACATGCTATACAGGAGCAGATACGGGTCTTTGAACCCAGAGCACAAGTGCAAGAGATTAAGTGTATACCAGATGCTGATAATAATCAACTGGATATATCAATAATATATAACATAATTAACCAAGGAGACCAACTTGAGTTCTTCTTTAAACTAAGTAGGTTACGATAATGGCAACAACAATCAATTCATCTGATTTAGACTTTGACTCGATAAAGACTAATCTAAAGACGTATTTAAAACAACAATCAGAGTTTAAAGACTATGATTTTGATGCGTCTGGATTATCTAATCTGTTGGACGTTCTAGCATACAATACGCATATCAATGGTTTGACTGCAAACATGGCATTGAACGAATCGTTTTTGAACACTGCTCAGTTAAGGTCTAGTGTGGTATCTCATGCAGAAACTCTAGGTTATATTCCGCAATCAAAAACATCTGCTCAAGCAACAATTAACTTGTCGTTCAACATTGGTGTTGATCAAAATGATGTACCAGAGAAACTACAAATATTGTCTGGTTATAAATTCACTTCATCTGTTGATGATGCATCGTACACATTCCAAACACAAGGATTGATTGAAGCAATAAATGACGGCAACAACTTCTTCCAATTTAAAACACTTGATGGAAATGTAAACATTCCTATCTTCGAAGGTGTTTCTAAAACCAAAACATTCTTTGCGGGAGAAGACGCAGAAGACACAGTCTATATTATACCAGATGGCAATCTGGATAGACAGACCGCAATCATTAAAATATTTGATAGTCCAACATCATCTGACTTCACGACTTATATCAACCTAGAGACAGCAAATAATATTACTGCTACAACACCGGCATATATTCTTAAAGAAGCACCTAATGGTTTCTTTGAATTGACGTTCGGTAACGGATCCACACTTGGTGCGGTACCAAAAGCAGGTACTAAGATTACTGTTGAGTATCTATCTGTCGATGGTTCAAATGCAAATGGTGCAAGGTTGTTCGAACCACTGAACACAGTAGAAGTAACTGAACCAGTTTCTGGTACGGGTCTACAAAGACTACCTATTGTTTCTACAGTAAATCGTTCTGTTGGTGGTGACGATAAAGAGTCACTATCATCTATTCGCAGAAACTCACCATTCAGATATGCATCGCAGAACAGAATGGTAACACATGCTGATTACTCTAATCTAATCCTCCGTAATTACGGTGCATTGATTAATGATATTATTTCTTGGGGTGGAGAAGACAACCTCATACCAGAGTATGGTGTGACGTTTGTGTCTATCGACTTTAAAGAATCACAAGGAGTCACTTCTGCACAGCAACAAGTGGTAGAAGATACTGCCAAGTCTAATATACGAGTGCTTGTTGATCAGTTATCAATTGCTTCTTTCGCATTGAAGTTTACAGATCCAATCGATACTTTTATTGAGACTAATGTGTTCTTCCAGTATAACCCAGATTACACCAACTTGTCAATCAATACTTTGCAGGAAAATGTAAAAACTGCAATGACTGCATACTATACTAGCAATATTGGTAAGTTCGGTCAAGCATTTAGGGCATCTCAATTACAGACTAAGATCGATGACGTGAGTCCTGCGATTTTATCATCTCGTATCGAGACTAAAATGCAACAAAGGATTAATCCATCTTCGGGTGTTGAACAGGATTTCTATTTCTCTTACCCATCACCGATACAGGTTCCAGATGATCTTAACTTAGTGGTACAATCATCTATATTTAAAAGAACATTTGGTGGTCAGATATTAAACTGTCGTATTCAAAACGAGTTAAAGACAGATACTACAACTGGTAGAAGACTACAAGTAGTAGACACTGCTAGTGGAGATATTAAAGTAGATAACGTAGGTTCATATGATGCCGGTGCAGGTATTGTCAATCTAGTAGGATTTAAATCAGATACTGGAGATGAGATTAAACTATCAGTATCACCTGCTAACCCATCTGCTATTGTACCATCTAGAGAATATATTCTCAAGCATGACACCACAAGACTAAGTGCTAAAGGTATTCGTACCACAGCATCAAACTAAGAGTAATTTATGGACACTGTTTTTGATAAAACATTAAAGGATACTAATAGACGTGCAATCAATCTGCGTGAACCGCAGGTTGATGCCGTTTTACCCAGTCATTTTTTATCAGACTATCCTAAGTTCGTATCGTTCTTAAAAAAGTATTATGACTTCGAGAATGATAACAAGTCTCTAACTCGTTTCATCGATAATGTTTTCGAAACAAGAGATGTCTCACAAACTGATTTAGCACTATTAGAATACTTTGAAGACGAGTATCTATTGGGGCAGAATTACTTTCAAGGGTTTATCGATAAGAGAACCGCAGTAAAGTACTCTAGTTATTTGTATCGTAGTAAAGGTACTAAATACTCTATAAGACAGTTCTTTAAGACATTCTTTGGTATTGAACCAGATGTAGTGTATACCAAACAGTATATATTTAATCTAAATGAATCTAAGATAGGTTCAGAGAGTGCTAGATATTTAACCGATGATAAACTGTATCAGACATTTGCATTGCAGATCCGATCAGAATTGTCAGTGTCACAGTGGAAAGATGCATATAAACTATTGGTGCATCCCGCAGGTATGTATCTTGGGGGTCTTACACAGATAGTAGGAGAAGGTAAACTTGAAGCATTACAGTTCGATCCAGGCGAAGCAATCAAACCACCAATCGTATTGGAGGGTCAAGCAGACTTTGATGAAAGAGCATATGAGCAACATACTGCATTGTTCAATGTTAATAATCCTATAGATCCTGTGAGTGAACCAAGAAGAACATTTAGAATGAGGATGGGTAGTAGTTCTGGGTTTGCACAAGACTCGGCACAACTATCATTGGGTATTCCAAGAGGTAATGACCTTAATGATCTTGAGAACTTAACTATTGATAATCTCGATAGAATGTACTCAAGTCTTGGTGAGTACCTCACACCAGATTCACCGACATTCGATGATGACAGTGATGGATCTACACAGTTTGCAGGATTTGATTTCTCTAGTTCAGAGACAATCGACCAAGAACAGTTTACTTGGAATCCCGCAGTATCTAGAATAGATTCGGATCACAGTACATTCAATACACCTGTTGGAGATTCTGACAGTGAAATTTCTCTAAGAGAAGCAATTAATCGTAACTTCTAGTATAAATAGAAGTACTAATCTTTAGGTAGATAACATGACATTACAAGTATTAAACAGAGGAACGGTAGCAAACGATGGTACAGGAGATACACTCCGTACTGCCGGTTTAAAAATAGGACAGAATTTCTCTGAAATATATAACAAACTAGGTGACGGTGCATCTTTGATGGCACTGATCGACTTTGATTCTTCGGGTATTATATTCGATGGAACAACTGCTAATGTTCATAAAACAGCACTTCGTGTAGTAAACCCAACTGGGTCTAACACAGTACAGATTCCGGATCATACTGGTATCCTTACTATGGACACCAACACGCAGACTCTTACAAACAAGACTCTGACTAGTCCAGTGTTAACCACACCGCAGATCAATGACACAAGTGCAAACCATCAATATGTGTTTGCCGTAAGTGAATTGACTGCTGATCGTACTGTAACTCTACCTTTGTTAACGACTAATGATGAGATAACATTCAATGCTCATGCACAGACACTTACTAGTAAGACAATCAATACATCCCTTTTAAATGACCCGAAGGTTGTGGGTGCTATTGATGATGCTAGTGGTAACGAATTACTCGAATTTGGAACAACTGGTTCGGCAGTTAATCACGTTAAAATTACCAATAGTGCTAATGCTAATGACCCAAAGATCTCTGGCACAGGTGGTGACAATAATGTAACACTTGCACTTGATGCAAAAGGCAATGGTGCTATTGCATTAAATAGTAGAGTTCAACTAAAAACACAAAGCATAGCATCAACTGGTGGTACAGTTAATGCAAGTGATCCAGTAACTCTATTTACTTCTGGATCTACCGGAACACATTCTCTAAGTAGTGCAGTACAAGGTACAACTGGAATAGTTAAACATATTGTATCAAGTGGTGCCGGTGTACAAACAATCAACGAAAATAATAATGTTGCCGGTGGAGGCACATTCACAATTCCACAGAACGGAAGTGTCACTTTAATGTGGTTCACTAACACTTGGATAGTAACAAACTTACAGGGTGGAGCAACCCTAGCATAATATAGGAACACAAAATGCCAGTAATTACCGATAAATTTAAAAAACAAGTCCTTGATGATCTACTAGTAGACTTCTCGGATGCTGACTCTGATAATGTACGATATTATGCCGCTATAGGTCGATCTGAAGATTGGAATGATTCGGATGTTCCTACTGTGCCCCTTAATAGTTTACGAGATGCTCGTGTCACACGTGGTGGTATTCAATCACTTAAACTTATTCAAGATGCGACATACGTGATACCACGTAGAACTTGGGTTGCTAACTTAATCTATGATGCATACGATGATGCAGATGTTGGATTCCCAGAGAACCCATTCTATGCTATTAACTCTAATAACGAAATTTATATTTGTTTAGAGCAAGGTAAGAAGCAGGATGGCAGTACTAACCTATCTACTATTCAACCTACAGGTAATACTGAGGGTACACCGTTTGCTACTTCGGATGGTTATACTTGGAAGTTCTTGTACTCAATTGGTGCGTTACGTGCCGATAAGTTCCTATCTTCTGCGTTTATGCCAGTAAGATTCGTTACAGGAACAGACTCAGATTCACCTGCCGAAGATCTACAGCAAAAGATTGTACAGGATAATGCAGTGGGTGGTCAGATCGTTGGATATAAAATTACAAATGTCGGATCCGGTTATACTTCAGCACCGGCAGTATCCATTGTCGGAAATGGTAGTGGTGCAACAGCAACCGCAATACGTGCGGGTGAAACTGTCATAGACATTAAAGTGAATAACTTAGGTTCGGGATATGATTATGCCAACGTAGTTCTCACTGGGGGTGGAGCAACTTCTGCCACTACTGCAAGTGCTCGTGCAATAATCGGTAATCCTAAAGGTATAGGTTCAGACCCAGTTGTTGATTTGAAAGCAAGTGGTGTGATGTTTAACTCTAAACCAGAAGGTATAGAGGGTGGGGACTTTATTACAGGTGACGAGATTTTCCGTCAAGTAGTATTGTTACGTAACCCACGTGTGGATAGTGCAGCGGGTACATTGTTGTCTACTACCACTGCTCGTGCGGTTGATAAGATTGTAACAGATGGAAACAGTTTTGTCAAGTCAAATGTACAAAAATCTACAATACTAGGAGGCACAAGTGGTGCACAAGGTATCATTGATGATACTAATGATTCTTCTAGTGTTTGGTATCACCAGAACGAAACTACAGGATTTACACAATTCCAAGTGAATGAGTCTATTTCAGTAGTTGGTAATGCGTCTATTAATGGAACTATTCAGTCTATAACAGATGGTGAGTTCAATCCGTTTACAGGGGATCTGCTATATATAGATAACCGTTCGGCAGTGACACGATCCACAGACCAAACAGAAGACTTGAAAATAGTAATAACTATCTAGGAAATAAGAAATGGCAACTACTTTAACTGAACAATCATTACGTTCCACATATAAGGACGATTACAAGGATAGTGATAATTATCATCACATCCTGTTTAACGCTGGTCGTGCTCTACAGGCACGTGAACTTACCCAATTGCAGACTCTTCTTCAAAAGGAGATAAATCGATTTGGTACTTATGTTCTTCAAAAAGATGGTGTAGAAGTATCTGCCGGTGGTAGTTCTGTCGCTTCTGTTGATTTTATTAAGATTTCCAATGACGCAAACAACTCTTTTAGTGATATAGCATCACTCAAAGGCACAATTCTTACTGGTGCTACATCTAGCATTAAAGTAAAGGTAACCGATGCGATTGCCGGTGTTGACGGAGATCCAGATACTTTATATGTTGAATATAAAGACAACCCTAATACTATTTCTCCTGGCGATACTTCTGTTACAACACAACCTAAAGTAACACTAGGTGAAATTTTATCTAATGGTTCTAACATTAACCTAACAGTACAGACAATTAATACTAGTGTAAACCCTGCTCTTGGTCAAGGTTCTTTATTAGAAACTGCTAAAACAGATTTCTTTGTGGCAGGACACTTCGTGTTCGTACCTGCACAACAACTATTCTTATCTAAGTACACCCCTAATATAACTTGTGACTATGGTTTTAAAGTAGTTCAAGATATCGTAACAGTATCTGATACAGATGCACTATATGATAACCAATCTGCTACACCTAATAGATCATCGCCTGGTGCAGATAGACTACGTATACGTTTGATTGCAACAATGAGACATAAAATTGTACAAGGTGACACGTACTTACATATAGGTCGTGTTGTAAATGGTGTACGATATATTCAGAGTGAAGCAGTTCAACACGAATCATTTCCTTATGTTGATAAAAGAGTAAATGACCTTGCCGGTGATTTCATTAAAAAATATTGGAAGATACGTGTTTCTCCAAATGGTAAATCTATATACAAAGCAGACGGTACTGCCGATCCATATTTTAAAATGGACGTTGACCCAGGCCGTGCTTACATCAATGGTAAAATGGTTGAGACACTTTCGACCCAAACACTTCCATTAAAAAGAGCAACTACCACAGTCACACGTGAAGAAGACCAGATCAGTATTACTTATGGAAACTATTTCTATTTTGCTTCTGGTGTCGGTATGCTTGACGTTGATACTTGTGAAGAAGTTCAACTTAGAACAGGTACCACTGGTGCAGGTTCTGTAGTTGGTACTGCAAACGTTCGTGCGATTACTGAAGGTAAACCTTCTGGTGTAAGAACTGTTCAGAATGGTAATGTATCGGTAGTATACAATACAGATATACCTTATCGAGTACATCTATTTAACATTAGAATCACTGATATCACTAAAGGTATCGGTGACGTTAAGTCTATCAAATCTGCGACAAACACTCACTATGTTACAGTAGGTCGAGGTAAGGCAGCGGGTCA